CAATGGACGCATATACAGATACTTAATGAAAAAGGATAAGTAATATATAGATGACAGCTAAGCCATCTACAATTTTAAATCAGTATTTACTCAAGCAACCCTCGTCGGTTGCTTTCTTTATTTTCCTATGAAAAAACCCAAAAAACAAAAACCCCAACGTACCTCAACAAATCCTGTTAAGAAAATTAATACGATTCCACAAAAGGATAATTCTCCTTATGTTTTTCAAAGGGACAAAATTGCTTTTGATTTACAATTACGAGAACTTCCTTGGACACAAAAGCAAAAGGATATTATTGAGCTGATGACACACAAAGATACGAAAGTATTGTTTCTCAGTGGTCCAGCTGGTACTTCCAAGAGTATTGTTTCGACATATTGTGCTCTTAAACTTCTTAATGAAAAAAGAGTTAGCGAAGTAATTTATATTCGTTCTGTTATTGAAAGCGCTTCTAAATCCCTAGGTTATCTACCTGGAACACAAGAAGAAAAGATGTCTCCCTTTCTGAGTCCCCTCGTCGACAAAATGGAAGAGTTGCTCCCACAATGTGACGTGAATAAGCTAGTAAATGAAGGAAGAGTTAAAGGTATTCCTATTAACTTCCTTCGAGGAGCTTCCTTTAATGTAAATTTCATCATTGCAGACGAAATGCAAAATGCTGAATTTTCTGAAATTCAAACAATTATTACTCGTATTGGTAATTTTAGTAAATTTATCTTCTGCGGAGATCCAATGCAAACTGATATTCACGACAAGAGTAAATCAGGGTTTAAACCAATCTTTGATATCTTTAATAATCAAGAATCTAGAGACAGAGGTATTTTTTGCGTAGAACTTGGAAAGGAAGATATCCTACGTTCGGAGATTCTGAAGTTTATTGTAGAAAAATTGGAAATTTACAAGAAATAACTGCTCTTGATATTTTAAGGTTTTGGACTAAGGTATTTACATGGATACCCTTGTAGATTCTTTATCTTCAACAACCGAACCGTTTGCACAAACTTCCGCGTGCTTTACTCAAGATCTTTCTGCTGTTTATTGGCAGGATCCTGCACACAGCACTCTTCAGAATCTTCTTTCTTCGTTGAGACAAGCTAACGCAGACATTGCTGCAGCCAGAGAAGAGATTCCTACAGATCCTTATGATAGATTGAAATACGAATATGGCTGTTTGAGTGCCGAACCTTTTGATTTTGATTCTATAGAAGTACCCGAGGATTTTTGTCCGTTAAAAGCCACAGAAAAATTAAACGAAATTTCAGATGCTTACGCAAAAAAAATTGATTCCCATCTTCAGATATTGTCAGGAATAGATATCAACGAACATCCTAATATTGGAAATGCTTTTGCGAATTTTTCTGAAGACAAATTTGTAGTAGATCAACAAAAGACTTCAAATTATCTTATGTTTATAGACATGATTCGCAACGTCCCTATAAGTTACATTAAATCAAACCCAACAGAATTTACACAAAAAGTAATTACAAAGTATATTCAGCTACTTGGAAATTAATTTTTCGAAAATTTTGGTGTTGGAACACTGGCTACCATTGCCTGTATAGGGGTTTGTATGGCCGCCATGAACTTTTTGGTATTTGACTCTTGAGGGGAAAACGGAGCAGGAAGAGCAGCCGACGGAACAACCTTACTTCTTAACTGTTCTGCAGTATCTGATGAACAATCAATATCAGGAAGTCTTATAGTGTGATCGTGCTTTTGTTCAGGAAGAACATGACTATGTGGGAAGTTGTGAAGATCTATATTTTGATCTTTTACTGTTCCAATTACATTACCTACTGTAAATGTAGCGTTTGTTATATTTATTGCTCCAGTTGCTGTACCACCTTGGTTACAAGGACATGTTGACGTTGCGGATCCGTTAACAGTCATCTGAGCTCCTGCAAGGCTTAATACCATTTGAGTTCCAGGAATAATCCATCCTGTTACTTCCTTTTCATAAGGAATCATTTGATACGCCATGTTCTTAATTTTATCTCCCAAACTATTCTGAGCTGCTGGACCTACTAAATTTTTAATTTTATTAAATTGAGCTGTGTTTATTGCTGTCCAAGCTGCTAAGTCTAAAGCAACTTCAGGTTGTGCTGTTCCACCAACACTTCCGTAAAATGCAGGTCCTGTATGATATTCACTAGGTCCTGATTCGTCCGTATGAACATCTTTAGTTCCAACACACTTGGCTCCAACAAAAGAAATACTCTCTGAGTGAAGATGACCCCCTACTGTTATGTTAGATGAAGAACTAATGTTTCCTCTTACGCACAAGTCTCCATCCGATGTTGCAATTTCAACACTTTTTCCGTTTATATTAACTACTTCGCCTTCTAATGAGAGGGGACCCGTTTGTGTTCCGATTGTAATTTCCGGTCCAGAAATCCTTGTAATACCTCCAGAGATTGTTACAGGACCTCCAGTCGTAAGATCAATTCCTTGAGCACCAGCCATTACTGAAAATTTATTAGAACACTTAATAAAATAATGACCTCCCGGAGAGGCGGGAGGGTTTACACCCTGAATATAATTGCATTCCGCTCCTTCAAAAAACATCGGTGCTCCTTGAGGAGATAAGTCAGATGCTATCTTTTTGTTTCTTCTTCCAGCTCCCTTTAACACAGTGTAAGAAGGAACATCATTCATTCCTAGACCTACTTCTAGTAGATCAGAACCCTGTATGATCGTATATCTATTTCCACCAGCGGGAGCTAGTTTGTTTTCTTCTTTTGTAATTTCTTCAGCATTAGCTTTGTGATTAGCTGCTGCTTCTTTAGCAGCTGTATTGGCTTTTTTTGCTGGATCTTTGATGGTACCTTTTCCTCCGCACGATTTACAAGTGCCTTTCAGAGCTTGTTTTTTGGAAACGTTTTTGTTAGTGAATAAACTTAATAGTCCTGTAGGTAACTTGAGAATAGGAGTGCGCTGTTTAAGACCGCTGACAGCAGAAAAAATTCTACCCTTTTCAATGGGTTTGATTTCTCCTGCACAAAAAGGACATTGAACCTCGTCTCCACCTTGAGGAGAACCTTGAGGAGAGGTTTTAGGGTTTTGGGGAGGGGGAGGAGCTACAGAAGGAGGAGAGGAAGATGAAGGAGAGCTCATGATATTAATTTAATTAAACAATATTAAAAACACAACTATTTCAGATCAGTTAAAGGTTTATGACCGTCTTTAATAAGTTGTTGGATCCTTGCTACAGCATCCACAGCTGGTTGTGAAACATTCCCAATCTTAACATACACGTCTCCCATTGTAACATGATTATGATCTCCTTGGATCCAATCTTCTTTATACCCAAGAGTAGTATTCCAACGATCCCCTTCAACTTGATCTCTTCTACCAAATTTTGAGAAGTATTGATCATGATCATCGTGAAGAGTAATGTTAGAGCCTTGAGGTCCAAATAACATTAAACTTTGTTGGTTTTTGGTTGGGTCGTCTGGACAATGGGTACTATGGGTGCTTATTCCACCACCTTGTAAATTTAAAAATGTTTTGGTTGATGATATTCCGTTTTCATTATTGCTATATCCATCCACGGGAGATTGATATCTATAGGCACTCTTCCATTCATCGTTGCTATATGATGCAGCGAAGTATACAGGATATAAAGGGTTGCCTTCTCTAAAAAAGACCCACAACATTGCTCCGGCAGCTGGGTATGTGAACAAACCTTTTGCTGTGTTGTTTAAATTTTGTGTAGCAATTGCTCCATGAGGATTTGTTTTGTTTACTAGGTTTGTTCCGGATTGTGTTGTAGATATTGTTGCTGGATTACCGAGAGGGTTTTTATCTGCATTTTGCACTGCAGAAATGAAACTATTGGGATCAACGGAGTTTGTGTATGCCGTGCCGCCAACTCTTCCAATACCGAACCAAACTCCTCCAAGTGCTTGGTTCGCACTCGAAAAGTCTCCGTTTATAATTTGTTGATATTGTTTTGGATATACTTTTTCGATATATTGAGCCATCGCTAACGTTTGCTGGGAAGCTGTGCCGCTATTAAGATTGCTTATACCCAAAGAAGATGCTTTTACGACTTGTTCACCGTTAACCTGATAATAGCCGTAGTCTCCATACTTAGCTTGAGCTTGGGCAAGTGTGAGGCCTTCTTTTTCTACACCTCGTTGAACGTTTGCATTATTTGTTTTTGGGTTGTTTGTTATATTATTGTACGTATTTTTATATGCTTCATTGTAACTCAATTCGGTTTCTCCTTGAGCTATAGTTGCTAAATATTTTAGCATGTTGGGATTAATATTGCTTAAATCTTGATACGCGTTCGTATTTGGAGGTGTGGTATTTGTGATTGTAGGGTCGGGTCCCCCAGAAGTTGCATTATCAGATTCGGTAGAAATAACCCCTGATATTGAACTCTGATGGATGTTAGCATTTTGTTCTGAGATGCTAACAGCCTCTGAATTTAGCACTGGTACAGCTGTTGGAGTTTGATCGAAACTGAATGTGTTAGAAATAGCATTTCCAACAGACGTTAGTGCTCCTTGTACAGCACTAGTTGTTCTTTCAATCAAATTCCCTGGAGCTGAACCACCACAGACTGGTGAAGCTGCTTCTGCCCACGGAAGAATTTGTCGCAATTTTGTAATCTGATCGTTTGTTAAGCCGTTTTGTAGATTTGAACCAACACAAGTTATATTTATATCATTACCGTCTTTGTTCCAGCCTTCGTATAAAGTAGGCATAATATGCGGAACAAATATTTGAACTCGGCCACGTCGCTCAGGATCATTGTTGTTTATGCAAATTCCTATATGATTACCAAAGTATGTGTTAGCCATATTAAATTAAGATTAGTGGGTTTGAATTTTTTTGTATGCCGGTGTTTAAATTAAAGTTTTCGGCAGAAGGAGCTCCAAGAGGAACGGGAGAGTTCAAGCTAGCTAATGGATTGCTAGAGTTCTTTTGTTGAAAAATTGGTTGATCTTGTTCAGGTGTTAAACTGACGGGGTATCCGTCTACAACAGGAATATTTGGATTGACGACGGATGGCTCGATCGTTGGAGAGTATACTGCGGTAGTATCTGTAGCTGGTTTATTACTAGAGGGCTTACCGAGTTGAGCTCCAATAACGCCCAATTGAGAACTAAACCTATCAACAATGCCTGTAACAACTCCATCTTGCATAGATTCTAAGGTACCGCCAATTCCATAACCAAGATTACCAACAAACCCTAAACCCGGAAGGTTGCCAACATTTCCGAGTTGCTGGTTGATATTTGGAGGAACTAGATTTGAAACAAGCTGTTGAGGATTTCTTAATCCGCTCACGAATTGAGTTGAACCTGGAGGAAGCATGGATGAAGCAAGAAACGTTGGATTAGTTAACAATCCTATTCCTGTTGAAGCGTAGTTATTAAGGTTTGATACAGCTCCTGTGACGGTTGTGAGTCCACTAAAAGTTCCGCTGATACTTCCTATGACGGAAGACAAGCCATTTAAAACATTTAAAAAATCGTTAATAGCCGACATAGGCACAAGACTATCAAGTAGTCCTTTTGGTCCAAAAATTAAATCTATTATTCCAGAAACAAGACTATCGAGCAGAGAGCTCAGTTCATTCATAATGTCCATCAAACCGTTGTATACATCTGATGCGATAGAAAGAGGAACAGATAAAACAGCGTCTACGGTTGATGCAAGACTTCTTAAACCTCCTAATACGTTTGTGCCAATATGCTGTAAATCAGAAATCTTCAGTTGCTTCAAAGAAGCTTCTAACCTATCTGTAAATCCTGGATTAACCTTATCTATGATATGTGCTAAAGACTTACCAATAGCTGCTGGAGCTCCAAGCGGAGTTGTTACAGGATTTGAACCAGTTTGTCCCGTCTGCGAAGAAACGGGAGTCAGAGCTTTGTTGATAGATTGCTTGAGACTCTGTATGTTTTTTGTAAGAGCTACATTCGTTTTAGATATACCTCCGGCTATTGTGTCTGTGGTAGATGTTATTCCTACAAATACATACATCTCAACAGCAAACAAAGTGCGGATGAGATTTTGTGTATATTTGTCTAGATCTGTAAAGTTTAAATCCTCAGTTGCGTTAGTTATTCCTGGCAGAGTTATTTTAAATAACTGAGCTATTTTCAATGCTGCTGTTGGATTGGTTTTATATAAAAGTAATAACTTTTGAATAGTTTTTTGTGTAGTTACATAGCTCGTTCCAACTGTAGTTGATTCGTAATTATAATAGGAAAAAGCCATAAAAATTGTGTCTACTCCTTTATTTATAAACACTCTAAGATAATTAAACGAAATTATATGACATCGAAACAACACGAAATAGAAGCAATAGTTGAAGATTTAATTGAAAATACAATTTTTGACCTATTTGCTGACAGTTTTTCTACAGTAAAAGAATGCGAAGTAGCTCTAGATATTCTTAGACACAAGTTAGATGAAGTAGAACCTTCTACGTTCAAGGAATTTTTTCACTAAAAGAGATAAATAATATTATGTTGAACAAAGACGCATACCTTCTCGAAAGAGCTTATCTTTCTATTTCTCAGCCCGTTCCTTCCACTCCTGCAGACGAAGAAGGTATAGAGCCTGAAATGGTTCAAAACGACAATTTAGAAATGGACGGCGAAGTTGGCGTCGAAGTTCCAGGGCATGAAACTGCTGGAGTTGAGCTATCAGAGCCTGAATCTGATTTACATGCAGAAGAATGCGAAGAAGATTCGATGGCTGTAGATAATCTCAATTCCGTTCGCGAAAGTACAATGAAGATCGCTCAGTATTGGGAAAAAGGGGGCCATCTTGAAACGTGGCAGCAACAGAAGCTTGCCATTGTAATGAACACTTTGGCTGAAATCGCTAGATCTCTCCGCTAAGAGTCCTGGTAGGTTCCTTCATCAGTCGTCCAAACGACTCTTTTAAATTCAAAGTAGCGAAGAAGGTTTTCACAAGACATACAAGGCTTTGCTAAAGCTAATTTCTTGTTTCTGTCATATCGTATATTAACGATAGTACATTTTTTAGTATCTATATTAGTAAGTTTTTTAAGCTTATTAATAGCATTAAACTCACTACAAATATGCTTTTGTGTGGAATAGTCTTCTCCGGTTATCTTAGAAATTTTTCTGTTTTTAAGATTTGTTGGGTGAGTCTTTGGTAAATTTGAGCCAATAGCAACAATTCTATTCTTATATAGAATAAACGAAGAATGATGACACCTTCGAGGATTGTCCCAGTCGATTAATGACCTAGCAACATCCTCTAAACGCTTATACTTTGAGTTGGACACATTCGATGTCATTGAATTTAAATATTTCTAATGACATAGTATCCCTTGAATATACTTCAGAGTAAACAACTTTCTTTATACCGTGAGCAACGATGTTTGTAGCACAGGAACTGCAGGGAAGTAGATTGCAAGCGATTAAACGGCATTCTCCGCGTTTTATAAGCGCTAATACATTGCATTCAGCATGTACCATATAGGGACGTCTTTTGTCTCTGTCCTCCCAAAACCCATCCGGAGCAACCTTTCCTGGAGCAAGTCCGTTATAAGCTACTCCAATAACTCTATTATCATAGTCTAAAGCACACGATCCTACTTTAAAAAACGGGTCTTCTGAACGAAGTGCTGCCACGCTAGCAATCCTTAAAGCATATTCTTCCCAGGAAATTCTAGAATTTGTCATCCCAACAGAATACGACATTATCCAACTTTTGCAACTTAAGGACGATATTATGTACCATTAGCTTTTCCCAAATCTTATATTTGTTAACAGAAGGACCCTTCATGCAAGCAATGTAGTAGGTCCGTTCAGGGTGTTTTGTGATATTTGTTTTGAGTTTTAAGAGCTCTTCAAAAAATACTGCAGAATATTCTTCTGGTTTATAAAACGAACCTTCATCAAGATCTGGAAATTTCTTAACAACAAAACCAATAGATTGGGGATGGTCTCTGAGAAGGGATGTTATTTCACAACCAACTCTTTCTAAGTTATCTGGAAAGACATAAAAAGCTGTAGGATTACTCTCAAGAAAGTCTCGAGTTATTGCAACGTTTTCGTATTTTGCCATGTAATTACTTATGTGTTTTAAGTCCAAAAAAAGTCCCGATTGTTGGCTAACCACACTAAAACTGCGGTGTCAAGCGTTTTAATTTGTTGTTCAAGCTTGTTATAATTTCTGTATTTTTCTTCATAGGAAAGCTTGTTAGATTTCTTAGTTGCTTTTGAAAGCTCAATATCTGATTTGTCTTCGAGTTTCTTACGACCTTCTTCAATGTATTTTACGTTCTTCTTAATCTCGTTATAAAATTGTTTGTGGGATGGTTGTGATTGCCAATTAACAAAACCATCAACTACTTCTTCGTACCAAAAATCAAGAATAAGAGCAAAATTAGAATCGACAACCAGTGAACAAATATCTTTATATTCATGACGCTTACAGGACTTGCGCCACCGAGGAAAGTAAGGCTTAAAAAATCTTTTTGTAGTGTATTTTACGTCTTGGTATTTCATATACCAGAGCTTTAGAAAAGCATATACAGGATTGTCCCAACTAGATATCCAATGCCTAAAAAACCATTGAAAGAAATATTCTTGTCGAACAAAAGCATAAAATTTGTCCCATTCCGATTCTTTCTTTTTAAAATCTCCAAGATTTACCTGAAGACTAAACGGAACAAGATACCAACCATTACGTTCCCGTTTTTCTTTTGGAAGAGCTTTATAATCTTCTACAGTATAAACACTACCAGCTTCTTGTGGAAGCATAAATTTAGAACTAAACAGACGCTTTTTAAACATATAAACTATGTTCCTACAATCTATATTGAAGGGCAACAGCTTATTTTAATGTAAGAAGGTACTTTAGTCTGTTAACAACTGCAAGAATTTCATCTCTAACATTAAGAAGATCAGTGTCCTTTTCAGGGTTTAACTCTTCTACAGCTGATGTTGAAAGGTATTCTGTAACTTCGTTTAAAACGTTATCAATATCTAAGCTATCAGTATTTAAAAGCTCTATTGATGTACCAGGAGACAGTGATAATTTTTGATACTTTCCAGAATAAACTTCTACTAAAGAATCAATTAAATCATCCAATTCTTCGTATGTCTTACCAAATGCTTTATGTCTAGCAAAACTATCAGTCTGCCAATGGAGTATTCTTAACTGATTCTGAAATTTAACAAGATTAAGAATAGTGTTTTCCACAAACTAAAAGATATTAGGGATTAGGGCCAAATGCTCCAGGAGTACCGATTGTTCCAGAGAAGCCGTTATTTGTTCTGTTTGTTAAGCGCCAGAATTGATAAGCAATAGTTGCTTGAACAGTTGAAATTGTTCCATTGTCCTTAACATCGTATGCAGTGTCAGCAAGAGACTGAACATAAGAACCGAATAAGGTATATTCTCTCGTAGGTGCACCACTCTTGTCAAGCAACCAAAGAATTACATCACTTCCCTGTGCAGGTGTTGCGTAAGTTCCAGTGGTAGTACTATCACTGAATGTGTTGAAAGTACTAGCTTCAAGTATATCTCTAATTCTATAACTTTGGTCACAGCGGAAAGTTACATTGTAACCTGCAGAACCAGGATAGGAAGCGGTACCAGGAACGTTAAACTGAAGACCCATGTAAGGAACTTGGATGTTGTTAATCGTACGACCAGGAAGAGAAGCAGTTTCAACATAAATCAAGTCTCTAACTGGATCTAAATTTAAGTTTCCAAATTTGACTAATTGGAATTGAAATAGACGAGCAAAGTCTTGTTGCTGAGCTGTTCTGTAGAATGTTTGGATGTTGTTTGCCATATGATTATTTAATCGTTATTAGATGAGTTCTTGGAAGTTTTGTCCAGTACGTGTTGCGATAAAGTTAACTAAGATGAACTCGGCTGTTCTTACAGGCTTCAAGTAAATATCAACAATAAGTTGATTTTGATCAATGATGTCTGGAGTATTGTTTCGTTGGTCTACTACGATCAGATAGTCATAAAGACCTTCTGTGTTCTTAGCAAAGTCGAAGACTGGAGTAATAGTGTTCTTCAAACGAGTTCTTGTGAAATCCGTATTGGGTTCAAACACAAAGTACTTTAAGGATCTCTGAACAGAACGCTCAAGAGACAGGAAGAGTCTTCTTACATTAATTCTGTCAAAAGCTGTTGGCTTTGTCTGGAGTGTCTTCTGACCGTATATTGCATAGCCATCTCCATTAAAGAATACTACTGGGTTTGCAGCAATTTCGTACAATCTGTCTCTTTGCTTTTGATTTGGATTGAGAGCGATGTCTATTGCAGTAAATGTTCCACGGTTGAGTCCACCTGGAGCAGACCAAGGCTGTGCAACTTGATCGTTTCTAGCAAATACTGCTGCAGCATAGCCTGAGAAAGGAACCCATACATTTCTATTTGTGAAAACATCATTTACCTTTACCCAGTTAGCGTAAGCGGCAGCATAGTTTGAACTGGACTGTCCAATCTGAGTCTTAAGATTATTGAATATTGTTGTAAATGTACTATCGCTCTGATCGATAACTTTGCTGTCGTTACCGCTGACGAAAATTTGTCTGGAAGGATCGACAATTGCAACACAATCTTTTCTTGTGTTTTGAGCAAAGTTGACAAGTTGGTTTGCTACAGCTGTCCAGTACTGGTTAAGGGCAGATACATCAGAGACAAACAGTTTTCCATTTGTTTCGAAGGAGGATACTCCTAAAACTTGCGTTGTTGAATAAATTGTAGAAAGTCCAGCATCAACGATAACGTCAACTGTTGTGTTTTCTGTGGATTCGATTGTACGAAGAGCCTTGTCAAGCTTCTTAGTAACGTCACCGATAACCTTTGTTGTATCAAGGTCAGCTACGACTGGTACATAAGTTCCGAGAGGGAATAAAGCCTTGGCACTAGAATTAACACTAAGCTGGGCTCTTGAACCTGTACTTGTATTATACCACTTAGCTGTAGATACTGATGGATTAATATATGCTTTGATTGTTGAAGAACCTGTATTGACAGTTTCTTCTAAGAAAGCATTTGCAAGAGTTCCACCTGTTGGGCTTGTTTGGAGTCTTGTGGAGTCGAGTGAGCCTGTGAACTTTTCAACATTAATAATCGAAAGTAGGTTTGCATCAACAGTTGAGCGACGAACCTTGAACACCCCCAATGAAGCGTGATCAGAATATTCGTTTGTACCAAAGTCATAAAAGCCTGCCTTTTGTAATCCTTCTGAAACGCTTAAAACTCCTCTGTCACTATCAATGTCTGTTGCTGATAGTTGGAAATCAAGTCTGCTTGTCGATGCATCAGATGCTGTTGCTAAAGTTGTTTGCACACCGTTTGCAGAGAGTGTGTTGATCTTTGTTACAGAATTATAATTTACTGAATCCCCAGAAAGACCTAAGTTGCTAGCAAAACCAACATAGTAACCTTCTCCAAGCTCGTTAATGGATGTCTGAAGATCGTTAAGAACGATAAGACCGGCAGTTACTTGATTTTGTGCTCCGACAGCGCTGAACCCTACGGTTGAAGTAAGGGCCGATGTTGCTACCCAAGTAAAGTTGCCCTTTTGGATTGCTTCGTAAGCTGAAACAGAAAGGGTTTGTACTGTTGGTGCACCAAGTTCCCATTGGACGTCTGAATAACCAACAATAGTGGCTGAGAGAGCGCCAGTACCGGATAGAGGAGTACCTACTCCACTGGAAACTGCTGGATAGAAAAGACCGCTGTAAGCATTAGCGAAACCGTTTCCGGAGTCAGCACCATACGGAAGACGAATTGTTGTGAGAGTGGCTGGAGAGTTTAAGACTTCACGGCAAGTATAATAAAAATAACGTTCAGCTGAAGTAACAGGTGTTCCGTAGATAGACTCAAGTTCACTTACAGAAGTAATGAGAAGAGGTTCTGTGGAAGGACCTTGAGGAGCAAAGCCTGGAACAACAACGCTAGTTCCTGTAGGAAGGTTTGCTCTGAGACTTAAGTCTTTTTCGTTAATTTGTACACCGGGTGAAGAGATTGTCAATGCCATATATTTTACTTATCAATTTTTAGATTATTTTTTTTATGTTAACAGGGAGTTGATTTAGTAATATTTATTTGATTATACTGAAACTGTGCTGTTGTTTCCAGTATTTCTCCGTCTCTGTAAGAATAGTTAATGCCACCAAGTGTTGTGATGAAAGCGTTAGAATAAACAAATTCTGCTACAGTCTGATTGTATTCGTTTAGAGCAAGAATAGAAAGATTTGTTTGGTATTCGGTATTATTTCCCGCCTGTATAATATCCTGCTTGGTTATTTGATCTAAAGGAGTTCCATCATAGTTAGAATATTTTGGATCATTTAGTAAGGCAAGCCACTTCCACAACACGTAGTAATTTTTGTATTCGTTGTCCACGACAAAATTAACTGTTAGAGGAGGATAATTTGGACGAGAATGAGATGAGAAGTTTGCACTCTGTCCACCATATCTAGCTTCAACTGCTGGAATATTAATATCTGGAACAATTGTTCCATACACACTCATTTGTAAGCTCTCAATGTCTAAAGAAGAATCCGTATTGGCTCTCTTTCTTAATAACGATGGAAGTTCTAATACAAGAATAAACTTGTCTTTAGAAGCTCTGTTTAAAGAAGATTGTACTGTAGGATTGCTCATTAGCTAGAAGGAAGAAACGGTGTGAATCCCATACCCATTAAGGAATCCATATCCATATCGTCGTATTGATACTTATCGTATTTTACTTGTTCTTCGGGAGTAAATTCTAATTTAAAAGGACGCTCGTGTGTTTGAATGTTATTATCCGGATTTGGATTAGTAATTACTTTGGAGTTTTCGAAATCTAAACTTTTCAATTGAAAATTATCGGGGTTGATAGCCCAATACCCATTTGAAGTAATTTTCATGGGTTTATTTTGTGTATCATATTCAGCAATAGTAAAATATTGCTCGCATAGTTCTGATTCTAAAATGAATAATGACCAGACAAGGGCCATAATCCTATCATCAAAGAAATTATCACTCCGTTTCTTAAAGATACCGTTTGGCTGTCTAACAAATGTTTCGAATTCTGAAATAGTTGTGGGATCATTGATAGCTACTACCTCAAGGTGATTGACCCAATATCTCATGTTCTGAATGCCGTCAAATTTAATATTAGTGTGAGACAAAACACCCATGTTACGAGTTCTGTTGTACTGATCCTTTTCTGAAATCTTTGAATAACATACAATTTTTTCGTATTGATGCTTATAATAAAGGGCGTCAATTACCTGAGCTCCGCAATTGTTTCTTTCAATTAACATTGGAGGAAGTCCCCACGAGCTTCCAATCATACTAAGCTTATTTGCAAAATGGTAAGGCTCGATTGTTGTAGAACCGTATACGGCTACTTGTTTAATGTTTTGGAGGTCCGTTACGTCTAAAACTTGAGCAACAGAAGCAGCTCTTCCAATACCTTCCCCTACGTCCACTCCAATGACATACAAATTATTTTGGTTTGGGTATTCGTAAACGATATATTCTTGATCCTCTGAAGTCCATATAGCTTCTTTCTTTTCTCTTTTAAATTTTTCAATAACGGATGCTCCGACAGCTGAAGATGCATCATCTAAAAATTGATTGCCAAACTCCTGATTGAATTTTTCTTCAGATCCACCAAGAGCAGAGATCATGTCTTGCTTCCACTCTTCGTCTCTTCCTGGGATTTCCCACCAATCAATTCTCTCAGCCTTCCAACCTTTCATTGTTCCCTTTTCTGCCCCCGAAAATATTTCATAGAATTTATTTCCGATGCCATTGGGTGTAGATACCATTAGAATTTTAGACTTTTTGCCGGAAGAAATTGATGGAATAACCGAAGACCAAAACTCTTCAAGCAAGTGAGGTTCGATAAAGGCTGCTTCATCGATAGCCAACGCGTTAAGAGTGTCACCACGAATAGAAGTAGCAGTTGTAGTTGATACAATTACACTAGAATCGTTTCCAAGAGTCATTCCTGTCTTACCATATTCTTTTACACCAGGCTTAATATAATTTGGTAATTGTTCGTACGCCATTCTAATACGTTTAAAAATATTAATCGCTGTGGTTTCTTTGTTTGCTACAATAGCTGCTCTGTGATCATCATGAAAGCAAGCCATCCATAACACAAAAATGGTTAAGATGGTCGATTTGCCACTCTGTCTCGACTGCATGAGAGCTGTAAATCTATTATTTACGAGAGATAATAAAGCTCTTTTTTGAGCATCATATAATTGAATTTTTTGCTTTCCGTTGTCAAGAGTTACAATGTAGAAGAAATTTTCCGCAAAATAAATAATATCTTCTTTGCATTTCTGCAAGTCAATAACCATGTCTGCAGTGAACTCGTACTCAGCTCCAGCGACAGGAACGTTCTTTGAACCTCTATAATAAAAGGATTCATCTACAGGATTTTCGTTGATGATTCTGTTTTCTTTATTGTTATAACCTTTTTCTAAAAATTTATTATCATCCAAAAACGAATCCATATTAGACTCTTCATTGCTCTTTGAGAGCTTGCTTTGCTTATAGCGTTCTACCTCTCTATTTTCCTTTACAATCTCTATTTCTTTTTTTGGACGGCCGACGGGACGCTTTTCAGGAAGCTTTTTTGGTCTACCTCTCTTGGGTTTATTTCTACTACCTTTTGGACGACCCTTTCTCAAACCTTCGTCCATTTGAACTTTTTCGCTCATATCTATGGTCGATTATTTGCAATATCAATAAAAGTTGAACGGAGATGGTCTACTAACGCTCCTTCATCTTTTGCATTTTGAGCATTAAAAATACAAACCTTGTCTCCTTCTAAAGAAAAGCCAACGATAGCAAAACAGCTAAGATATTCTTCTACAATTGTCGTGAGATGTCCTAGATCTTTTTTATGGCTGGATGTTTTTTGTAAAAGCTCATCTTTGTATTGTCTCAGTGCTTGAGCAAATACCTGCTCTATGTTGATTGTTTCCGCTTTAGAAAGGGGCAACAAATCCTCATCCTGTAAAGGAGGTGTTTGTTTTTTTCTTCTACCTCTTTTCGAGGGCTTTTTTTCGTCCATAAAGCTACTTAGGATGTAGCTTTACATTTTCAAGCTTAAGAAGCGTTATTCGCTGAAGTGGAACTTCCAACAATTCCGTTTTTAATAAGATGCTCTACAACAATCTCAAACGAACTAGTTTTTAGTCTAAGTTTTCCAGGAATGTACTGACCTCCGTCAGACAACTCAAAAAAGGATTCTCCAAGATATGGATCGTTTACCCAGCAAGTACAAAAGACTGAAGAAATCTTCGGTTCAATCACGATAGTCCAAGCTCTTGGATCTGCCTTTCCATAGTCAGTAAAAACTTTGTGAGCAACGTAACCAGAATCACGAAGACGCTTAAGCATATATCCAAGAGTTGTAAGTTTGTTAGCCATAAAGATATTTAGTTAACTTACTTTACAAGTCCAGAGATAATATACTTTGTTAAAGGCGTATCAAACTTAAAAACTTTTAGCTTATGATTGATACTAACTGTGATGTTCTCAGAATTAAAACTAAGAAGCAAAATGTTTTGAATATTAAGAGGAATACTTTCGTGCATTTCTTCTCCTTGAAATGATTCAGAAGCCTCGATGTTAATTTCATTTGTATTAAATTTCTGTTCGTCTCCAATTTTTGCAATAATTTTCTTGCCATTAGTAGAAAAATAAAGCTTTTCTGCATCAGGAACAATAGAATTAAATTTTAAAATGTCCGAAAGCTTAGCCTTAGTTAGAATAAAAGTAGTATCAAAGGTTAATTGACTAAGCTTTTCTTCGTTAATAGCCTTTTTGTTGCTAATATAAGAGTCGTCAAGCAAATGATACTTAAATGAAATAGTTGGACTGTTATACTTCACTACATTAGAATCTACATCAAGAGAAATAGTATCATTATCAATGCTTGCAAACAAACGAAGAAATGTTTTTGAATCAGGAATAATACACTTGAATGGTTCCTTGGTTTTGCAAGGAATTGATACTAAAAGAATTGTAGAATTATCGGCTGATGTAACCAATGTCTTCATATAAGATCCATCACTTGAAAAATCCAAGCTAACGTTGTCTGCTAACTTACTAGCTGGAGCTAAAAGATTTTCGACCAGATCCCTTTTACTAAGATTGATATTCATTCTTTGGTAGACTTTGACTTAGAAGCAGACGAATCAATATTCTCAATAGCTCTTGCAATGCGCTCAAGATTCTTATTAATCTTCTCAAACAACTCAAACCCAGGAGAGCCAGGAGGTGGAAACGAAAACTCCATTTGGTTTTGATCTAATGGGTTTTGCCCCTGAGTTGGCTGTGGAGCTGGAGCAGCTCCAATAGGATTGATAGTCTGCTGTCTAACGGCTGGAGCTGGTTGTGCGACTGGTTGAGAAGGCTCATCATATCGTGGATAAGACATTTCTGCTTCTGCGTTAACAGCATCCATAATCCTTTTTTGTTCGGGAGTTATATTTGAACCAACGTTTCGATTATTTCCTACGAGAATTTGTTTAGGATCCAACCGAACAGCAGGTCCAGCCATATTGCTTTGTTGGGTTGTATATTCATCAACTCGTAAGAGTTCACTTCCGAAAATTTGAGCGAGTTGTGCTGCAGCTAATTTGTCTTCTGTTATCATATGTAGTCGAATTATATACTAAGCGAGATGTTTGTCAACAAACGTCTAATGGTTTTAGCATGCCATAAATGAAGAAATTCATAGGTTAACATTAAATAGGTTAATGAAAAAAACGTTTTATACCTATATTCTTGTTAATAGTTTGGATAATCAGCCTTTCTATGTTGGTAAGGGATCTGGCACAAGAATGTATCAGCATTTAAGAGAAGCCACGAGATCGACTTTTACAAAAAGATCTGTGCATTGCAAGATTTTATCAATCTTGAGCCAAAAAGGAAAAATTAAGTATGAGAAGTTTGTTGCCAAGAACGAGCAAGCTGCTTTTGATAAGGAAAAGGATTTTATAGCCACGTACGGAAGAAAAGATATTGGAACGGGAATTTTGTGCAATTTGTCAGACGGAGGAGAAGGGAGCACCAACATCAATCCTGAAAGTGTTAAAAGGAGGGCCGAGAAGCACAGAGGAATGAAGCGAAGTGAAAAAGCTAAACAAAACATGAAAGAAGCTCAACTTCGAATCATTGCTGAGAGGGTTGCTAAGACAGGAAATAAAGTTTCCGACGCGTCGAGAAAAAAAATGTCTAAAAGCAGAAAAGGAAAACCGTGGTCAGAAAACGCAAGAGCTGCAGAGAGACACAAGCCAACAGCTATTTCTGTAATAGCTCACAATAAGAAAACTAACGATTTTGTTGGGAAATGGAATAGTATATCAGAGTGTGCGAAAGAGTTAAATTGTGAAGCAAGTAGTATATGGAAAATATTAAATGGCTGGACGTCGAAAGCTCCAGACGGCACGGTGAGACCGTTTAGATCCCACCGTGGTTATATATTCAAGAGAGCTGATTAGCGCAACCCGCCAGGAATGCCTTTATGGATTACCGCAGATGCACTAAAGTTATGGAGGCTTTCCACGTGCTCAGTCGATACAGCAAAATCAAAAATCTTACCATCGTTGTACATCTGATCAAGGCCTTGATAAAATAAGCGTGAGGCATCCTCGGTAAATACTAATGCACAATTTTTTTCTGAAAAAGCCTGCTCGTCGCGTCTCTTGCATATAACCAATACCTCCGTCGGAACCTGTTTACGAGCCATTTCAACAACGTCTTCGATGTATACAGGATTCTTAGGATCAAACTGAATTGTAATTTTTGCAATGGATCTTTGACTATGCGCATTAGCAGCTCTTCCTCGTTTTAAGATTGCATCCTGAGCTAGCTCAAATGAGCAAGGGCACGTAGAACTATAAACATAATCTACTGTAAGATAGAACTTGTAATTCTGGTCATGCTTCTGGCCTTCCAGAACACAATTGTAGTAGATATACCCCTCCATCTTTTCGTGGCTAAGCTTGACACCGTCGACAACTCTAAATACCTGTTCGTCTGGTGCATCTGCTGGAAGCTCTTTCCGTGTACGTAGAGCCTTTTGAACCCAAGGATACTTGAACTTCATCTTACAATACACATCCTTAGATCCTTGCTTCTTTTGTAGAACGTCAAGAATATGGGTAATACCGTCGATTGAAATGTGACTTGCAATTTGTTCGTGCAT